TGAGGATGCATATCAGATGATCAAAGGCGAGATGAAAGAGGTCAAGGCGTGTCGCAAAAAATTTGTAAAGGGAGAAACTAAGTGCAACAAGTAAAACTATTATCCTTCACCCCTGATGCAGAGAAGCACATTGCTTATTGTGCAAGGGTCTCTAACCCCTCTAACCAGGAGAATGAAAACTATGCAGGTCTTCTTAGGTACTGCATCAAACACAGGCATTGGAGCATCTTTGAGCAGGCATTTATGACTGTTGAGATTGAAACTACCAGAGGTCTGGCAGCTCAAATACTGCGACATAGGTCCTTCACATTTCAAGAGTTCTCTCAACGCTATGCTGATTCTTCCCTACTCGCAGAGACGATCCCAGTCCCAGAACTTCGTCGTCAAGACACCAAGAATCGTCAGAATTCTATTGACGACTTGGATCCTGAGTTTGTGAAACTGTCCCAGAAGCAGATTGAAACTTATTTTGCTCAGGGTATGAGTCTGTATCAACATCTGCTTGATAATGGTGTTGCAAAAGAGTGTGCTCGCTTTGTACTTCCTCTTGCAACTCCCACCAGAATGTACATGTCTGGTTCACTGCGTAGTTGGATGCACTACATTGATCTGAGATCTGCTAATGGAACTCAGAAAGAGCACATGGAAATTGCTGAGATGTGTAAGGCAATCTTTAGTGAGCAATTCCCTGTCATTGCTGAAGCCCTGGAGTGGGTCTAAATATTACTACACATTATTTTTAATATGGCAACTTATCCTGTAGTCAATATCGAAACTGGTGAACAAAAAGAAGTTGTGATGAGTGTTCATGACTGGGACCAGTGGAAAGCAGACAATCCAGAATGGGATAGAGATTGGAGTGATCCATCCACTGCTCCTGGGGTTGGAGAAGTTGGTGAATGGGTAGATAAACTTCAGAAGTCCCATCCAGGATGGAATGATGTTCTGCGTAAAGCATCCAAAGCACCTGGTGCAAAAGTAAAACCTTTCTAATTTAAGTATGCCAAGAAAAGCAAAGTCAGGTATTGGAACCAATCCAGTCCCATTTGGTATGAGCAACAGAGTTATGAAGAGAAAGAAACCAATCAATCTTGATTACATCAAGAAGATTGAACCCCTTACTGAGAACCAGGAAAAATTCTTTGAAGCGTATAAGAAGGATCAGAACCTGGTAGCATATGGTTGTGCTGGAACTGGTAAGACCTTTATTACCCTCTACAATGCTCTCCTGGACGTATTAGATCCTAAGTCTCCTTATGAGAAGATCTACCTTGTCAGGTCTCTTGTAGCTACCAGAGAGATTGGATTCCTTCCTGGTGACCATGAGGATAAGTCGTCACTGTACCAGATCCCATATAAGAATATGGTGAAGTACATGTTTGAGATGCCTGATGATGCTGCCTTTGAGATGTTGTACTCTAATCTCAAAACACAGGGGACTATCAGTTTCTGGAGCACCTCATTCATTCGTGGTACTACCTTTGACAATGCAATCATCATTGTTGATGAGTTCCAGAACCTGAACTTCCACGAACTGGATTCTATTATCACCAGAATTGGATTGGATTCTAAGATTATGTTCTGTGGTGATGCTACTCAGTCTGACTTGGTGAAGACATCTGAAAGAACTGGTATCATGGACTTCATGAGAATCTTGCAAAATATGCCATCTTTTGATACAATTGAATTTGGTGCAGAGGATATCTGCAGAAGTGGACTTGTTAAAGAGTACATCATGACAAAACTTGAATTAGGTATGTAATGTTTCAACATGTAGATATTGAAATTCCAAAACTTGATAGGCAGACTATTGATGGTGTTAGATACTATGATACTCCCAATGGAGAAAAACTAGTATCTATCACCTCTGTTATTAGTCACTACAATAGAGAGATCTTTCGTGAGTGGCGTGCAAGGGTTGGGAATGATGAGGCAAACAAGATCACCAAGGCTGCTACCAGTCGTGGTACTGACATGCACACTCTTGTTGAATACTACTTGAAGAATGAGACACTTCCTACTGTTCAACCTCTCTCTGAATTTTTGTTTAAGCAATCTAAACCACAACTTGATCTCATAAATAATATTCATGCTTTGGAATCATCGCTTTACAGTTTAAAGCTTGGTGTTGCTGGGACTGTAGATTGTATTGCTGAGTATGATGGTGAACTAGCCATCATTGATTTCAAAACTTCAAAGAAACCAAAACCAAAGAAGTGGATTGAGCACTACTTTGTACAGTGTGCAGCATATGCTTGTATGCTTTTTGAACTAACAGGAATTGCTGTTAAAAAATTTGTAATCATAATGTCCTGTGAGGATGGTGAGTGTGTTGTCTATGAAGAGTATGACAAAAGAAAGTACATCAAATTACTTTCCGAATATATTAGAGAATTTGTTGAGTTCAAACTTCAAGAATATGAAAGAGGAAAATGACATCAACAAATTACTAGAGAGCAAGTTCTATTGTTCTAGAAAGTTTTCAGAAGAGATTGAAACTCTTGTGAAAGATAACAGTGACATGAAATATATTGATGCCATTGTTTTCTTTTGTGAGAAGAACAACATTGATATTGAGACAGTTCCTAAACTGATCTCCAAACCATTGAAAGAGAAAATCAAATGCGAAGCAATGGATTTGAATTTTCTCAAAAGAACATCTCATGCTAAACTTCCCCTATGATTCCCAAAGTGAGTCCATTTGAAGTTTATAAGTCTTACCTTGGATTGAAGAATCACTTTACAAGAGACAGTTACGACTACCACAAATACTGTGGTAAGTCCAGAGCGTCTCTTCAATCCTTCTATAAAAGGAAGGATAGATTCTTCTTTGAAAAGTTGAGCAGACAAAAGAATGATGAGGAGACTATTGATTTCTTTGTTTCTAACTTTGTGAACTGTGATGATCCCCAGACCCTTTGGATTGGGGAGATCATGAAGAATGGTGAGAGCAACTACACCTCTTGGAAGCGAAAGGTGCAATCCCTATCTTATTTCTTCAAAGAAGAAGTTGAATCTGTCTTTGATGGAAAGAACTTTGATGCAATGTTTGAGATTGTAGGAACAAAGCATCCTCCAATTGTGAAAGAGTATCTTCAGAAGAATGTCTCTCTGGAAACAATGTTGATCCTCAACAGGATCCTTGGATTCAAGAATAAGTTTGACAAGAAATTGAATGATCCTGTATGGAAATTCATATCAATGAGGATGAAAAAGTATGATGCATTCCTACATATAGATATATTTCAATACAGAAAAACCTTAAAGGGAATAATTTGCGGAGAATCATGAGCGAATTTTTTAATTCAGAAGTAGTTAGAAATGAGATGGGTGAAATAACCAGACTGCAAGAAGAAGTATATGATAGTGTCTGGAAGTTTCCTACCATGAGTAAGGGTGAAAAGGTTGAGCATGTAGAGATCATGTCTCAACTTTTGGAGAAGCAGAAGATTCTTTATACTAGAATGAGTTTGTCTGATGATCCAGAAGCCAAGGCAATGAAGAACAAAATCCTTGAGTCTGCAAGGTCTCTAGGTTTCCCTGATGATGTGGATCTGAACTACATCTTCTCCAACATGACCAAAGTGCTGGAGTCAATGAAGAAAAACATCTATGATTCTTGATGAGTTTCCTTGACAATCCACTGAAAAAGTCCTATAGTTCATGGTTCAAGGGGCTGCCTGATCCCCAGACAAAGCCAAGGGAACAGACCAAATACAACCAATACGGAGTATACCAAATGTCTTTCAAAGATCTCAAAAAGCAGTCTTCTCTGGGTTCTCTCACCAGCAAACTGGTGAAGGAAGTAGAAAAGATGAACAACACTGGAAGTGGTGGTGCTGATGACCGCCTGTGGAAACCAGAAATGGATAAGTCTGGCAATGGATATGCTGTCATCCGCTTCCTGCCTGCTCCTGACGGAGAAGATTTGCCTTGGGTCAAACTGTTCTCTCATGCATTCCAAGGACCTGGTGGTTGGTACATTGAGAACTCTCTCACCACTCTCAACCAAAAGGACCCTGTTAGTGAACTGAATCGTGAACTGTGGAACAGTGGTAATGATGCAGATAAAGACACTGTGCGCAAGCAAAAGCGCAAACTCTCCTTCTATGCAAACATCTATGTTGTGAAGGATCCTGCCAATCCTCAGAATGAGGGTGGGGTTTTCCTGTACAAGTTTGGTAAGAAGATCTTTGACAAGATCATGGATGTGATGCAACCTGAGTTTGAAGATGAAACTCCCATCAACCCCTTTGACTTCTGGGGTGGTGCTAACTTCAAACTGAAACTGCAGAAGAAGGATGGTTACTGGAACTATGATAAGTCTGAGTTTGATCGTCCCAGTGCTCTGCTGGATGATGATGATGCTCTGGAAGCAATCTGGAAGAAGGAGTATTCTCTCAGTGCATTCACTGCTGCAGACCAATTCAAGTCTTATGATGACCTGAAGAAGCGTCTTGACTATGTGCTTGGTAAGAAGTCCACTCGTATGTCCACTGTGGATGAAGAGACTGAGTATGACAACTATGCTGCAGTTGAAACCAAGCGTGTGAGTGAGGAGCAAGTGATGGAGAAACTTGAGCAGAGCTACAAGGCATCTCAATCAACTCCTCAAGCATCCTCTGATGATGATGAAGAGGATGATGCTCTGAGTTACTTCAGCAAACTTGCTGATATGTGATGGGAGAAGCAGTACACGCATGGAACTCCATGGGGTATGGAGAGGGTTTCCTCTTCTCCCTGTGGGTGATTGGAATGTATTACATCAAACTGAAGATGGATCGCAAATTTGGAAAGTAATTCCAAAATCCTGGGAAAAAATTTCCCAGGATTTTTTTGTGCCTATTACTTTTTTATGAGTACAGTCTGATGTTCTCTGCCCTTGCAAGATAATCAGTTGTTCTCTGTGAAGATCCTCTCTTATAAAGGATATCTCCCTCAATGTCTTCAATAGCAATTGGAACATACTGTGGTTTGAGCAAGTAAATATTTCTTTTTGCATTCTCTATTTTATTTTCATACTCATAGTTTGTAACTGCACTTGCTATCCCTGTTACAGTATCCTCTACTCCACGACCAGGATCATAATATGTTATTGAATAGTCAGAGGGAACATGTAATCCTTTGGGTATGATGATCTTTCCAGAACTATCTCTTACCTCTTGTGACTCATAATGGTGAACAGCATTCAAATTTGCATCTGTTGTATACTTTCTGTAGAGATAATTTAAATAAGACTGCTGCTCCATTGGCCACTCATTTTCATAGTTGATAATGTTGTTTGAAAGAAGCACCAACCAATCCAAATATTGATTGTCATATACTTTCATAGCAACAATGTCAGGTCTCTCATCACCAACTATCTGATACTTTGTGAAATAAGTTAGACTTTGGAAAATATCCTCTCTAAGTTTGACTCTTCTAAACAGGTTCTTTACCTGAATGTAAGATGAGATATTTTTATTCTCTTTGAGTCTGTTTACATACTCAAAGTTTGGAATATATCTGAAGTAAGGACTTGCCATTTTTTAGTACCCCATCTCCTTGGTGTTGAATGCTTTTCTTTGTTTGCCTGAGTACTTTCCTTTATAAGTGCCAGTTTCATAATCATTAGCATAGATTGGTTCAATCTCAGCAAAAGACATGTTGATTGAATACCTTGTCATTGAACCACCATCTTTATATGTCATGTATGATCCATCAGGAGTGTAGTTAACGTTGAAATCTACAAAGGCACATGGTTTTATCTTATTTAAGTAGGGGTGAGGATTCATTGTGAATTTTTTAAGTTCCTCATCAGATCTTAGTCCTTCGGTAAATTCATCTGGGGATCCTCCTCCATTGTAGATATAATCAAGAAGGAATATATGTGGTGATCTCAAGAATGCATTGCCCTCAGTTTTTCTTGGGGCCATTCTATATTTTAGAGTTGCAATGATTGCTCTGACTTCTTCTGCTTCTTTCCTAAATCTTGGAGTAAAATCAAATTGGAAGTTGAATGTTCTCAGTCTTGGACCATTGAACAACATTTCCATGTTAGGATTGATGACTGTTCCAGTTGCTCTCTGTAGTAAGTTTCCATTAACCAAAGATCCAGCAAGAAGAGCAGCAATAGAAGATTTGTTTGAAACTGCCATGTCAGCAAGATTGCCACCTTGTTGAATGACACTTACCAATAATTCTTTGAAGGCATCAACAGCATTTTTGCTGGCAGTATTGTTGAAATAATTATTCAACATTTGACCACCAACCAACTTGGCAATGTTCATACTGTCACTTCCCCAGTCAACAGCATTTGATGATGAGATGTTTGGTTGCATAGGGAGAATGATATACTCTTTTACTCTTTGGTTTTGAAGATATACTTGTGAAAGATTGACTCCGCCAAAAATAACATCTTGTGCGTTAGCAAGTGTGCTATTTGCATTCAGACCACTTAGACCAGAAACATCAGCAGCAGACAATGATGAGACGTGATCAACAGTTCTAATTCTTAGGAAATCAAAATTAATTCCAATCTCAGATGCAACTTCTAAGTTTGCTAAAGGATATCTGTATACTTTTGGTTTTACTAAAGCATCATCATATTCTTTCAATTGAGCTTGAAGGACATCCTCCATGTTCTTTAAAATGCCATTAACATCAAGGTCATTTACTGCAGTTTTTTGACCAGTTGTACCAGAACCTGTGTTTAGTTCTTCACCAGTAGGTAGTACTGGTTTTCCATTATTTCGTAAAACTGGTCCAGCAGCAACTACAGGATTGCTGCCAGTTCCACGATATAATCCATCACCAGCATTGATAATTTTTATAGGATCAAATGCTGAAAACTCTGATTCTATAAACAAAGTATTATCTGTTGTTTTCTTAGATGCTTCATTTATTGCTTTTCTTAATTCTGAATTTTGATTTGCTACGTTTGATTTAACTACTTCAGAGAATAAATCAGTTCTGTCCTTTGTAAAGGATATACTGTCTGAAGTTATTGTTGCAGCTAACTCTGGAGGTAGTGCCCCGGGGCGAATTATATCAGCCTCCTTTGTTACATATGTGGGTTTGTAATAGTAGATTCTTTGAACTGCTGTGCCTGTGGAACTTACCCCCTTATATCCTGTTACTACTGTATTAGAGCTTGGATCCCAAAATTTTGTTTTATTTCCAGGTGTTACAATATAATCAGTTTCTACCTTGACATACAGTGGGGTTCTTTTTCCATTAGAATCAACAGAAATCACTTGAAATTTGCCAGTATCTGTAGTAATTTTTACAGTTTTTTTGTTTGCTGTTGACATCAGATATCAGAGCTCTTGTTCTAGTTTAGTTATTTATCCTGAAACGTTGATATGGTATTGCTCTCATATCCCGCAGTTCAGTGGGATAAACAAGATGCAAACTTCCTGGCACTTCTTCCCATGTGTAATTTCTGAAAGGATTGGCATCTCTCAGACCCCAATGATAGTTGATTCCTCTAAATCCCCACTTGAACAGACCTATACAAGCAATCAATGGGTTCTGATCATACTCAATCCTCGGTGTCTTTGGAGTATAAACAAAGGTATAATATCTTCCTACTTCTGGAATCAGTTCTGTTTCAGTTAAGGTGTCCATGATTTCTATCATCATGTCATCAGGATCACCAAGTTCTGAGATACTATCTACCTTTGCGTTTATACGATTTCTTGGATCTTCCAGATACTGAGCTTGCTTTAGATCCATACGGTTTGATACCTAATTCGTCTTCTGTGATGACCTTGAACTCAACTCCATTGTCTAAAGCAAACTCTCTTGCATATTTCCACTTTGCCTGATTGACAGCATACTGTTGACATTCATAGAGATAATTTTTAGTGACTCTTTCCTTCTTCACTGGAGGTAGAGTTTGTCTTTTTGGTTTTACCTCAACAACATATTTCTTGACCTGCCCATTCATCTCTTTCACTTCAATCAAAAAGTCTGGGTAGTATCTATGAACCTTTCCATCAATAGGAGAAACATATGGGATGCTGAATTCTTCTGATGCCCATCTTATGATCTTGTCATTGGTATCGCACCAGTAACAAAATTTCCTTTCCCAACTGCTTCTGCAAATGATATTGTTTGGATTGCCTTGGTACTTCTCAGGGTGTTGAGGCTTGAAGATACTTTTGATACTTTCAGCCATACATAGTAATAGTAATCAGACTTATTTATAGATGGCTGCTCCACGTCCAAACAGAGTAAAGACGTCACACCTGAAGAGTAGGATTCTTCACCTGTCACAGACATCTGTATATCAAGTCAAGGTGCAACCAACACCAGATGTTATTGGGTTCCTTGCTGCTGCAAAGGGTCTCTATTATCAAAGTGAGGGAGAAGATTTAGAACTCCTCTGTCATGAGACTTCTTTACCAGGAACAAGTTTGTTCACACATGAAGCAACCAATGACTATCATGGTGTGACAGAGAAGATGGCATACAGGCGCTCCTATGATGACACTGTTGATATGTCATTCTATGTGGACAGAAGTTATAAAGTCATTGATATGTTTGAGGGTTGGATAGACTATGTGACCAACCAGGGAAACTACAATACATTTGAAAGTCCCTATGCAAACTATAGAATGAATTATCCAGAAACATATAAGTCAAATATTCATATCACTAAGTTTGAAAAGGATCCAAGTGGACCTAATATGAACTATACATTCATTGGTGCTTTTCCTACAAGCATCAATGCAATGCCAATATCATATGATGGTAGTGAAATTTTGAGATGTAATGTCTCTTTTGCATTCACCAGATATGTAAGGAGGACTTCAAGAAGCACTCCATTTGGTGGTGATTTTACTCCATTTGACTTCTCAGTGTTCAATTCACAATCAACAGGAACACCACTTAGAATGCAGAGTGCTGGTGCTTCTGGTGGTCAAGGTGTTACAGGTTATAACTCTGAAAGATATAATCCTGGACAAGCAGCATCAAACAGAGCAGCACAACAAAGACCTGGTGTTCCAACTCCACAAGGCAACTAAATAACCATACTGAAGTTTATAGGTTGTTATGCCTTTACCAAAGATTTCTACGCCATCGTATGATTTGGTTCTCCCCTCTACTAAGAAGACAATTCAGTACAGACCATTCTTAGTTAGAGAAGAAAAGTTACTTGTTCTTGCTTTAGAAAGTGAGGACACAAAACAGATTTCCACTGCAATCAAAACAGTTCTCAAAAATTGTATTGAGACAAAAGGAATCAAAGTAGAATCACTCCCTACTTTTGATATTGAATACCTCTTCCTGAACATTAGAGGTAAGTCAGTTGGTGAGGAAGTTGAAGTCAATATCATTGCACCTGATGATGGTGAAACAGAAGTCACTATCACAATTCCTCTTGATGAGATTGAAGTAACTGAGAATCCAGAACATGATAAGAGAATCAAACTCTCTGATGATTTGATGATGGAGATGAAGTATCCCTCACTGGATCAGTTCATTTCAAGTAACTTTGATTTTAAAGATGGTGCTGACATGGAGCAGTCCTTTGAATTGATTGGTTCCTGTATTGATAAGATCTACACAGAAGATGAAGTTTGGTCCACTGCTGATGTTACAAAGCAAGAGGTTATTGATTTCCTTGAGCAGATGAACTCACTACAGTTCAAACAGATTGAAA